AAGATCAATGCAGGCTTGGTGTTTGGCGAGTATTATCGTTGCGAAAGATGTATTGGTGGCTAACAGATGGAAGAAAAACTTTTAGATATAGGCGCAGAGCGAGCTGTTCTGGCTGGCTTGTTACAGTATGGCATTGATGCTCATGTTAATGTATCAGACTTGTTATGTGATGAAAGCTTTGTAAATCCTAATAATAAGATTATTTATAAGTGCATAGAACATATAATAAGTAACGATCAAAAACCAGACGTTTCTACCTTGTTAGCAGCTGCTGAACAGCTTAATTTTATAGAACAGATTAGCACAAAGCAAGAGCTATCTTATATAAATTCTCTATACGAATTTCCAGTATCTCAAGATAACGTATTTAGTTTTGCTGTTCAAATGAAAAAGTTTGAATTTGCACGTAAGATAAAGAAATTAACCTTAAAAGTCCACAAGGACATGGATAATGTAAATGGTTCTGAAAGCATTAATCAAATTATACAAAAACTAGAAGAGCCAGTAACAGATTTTCTTAGAGAAGATGACGGTGGAGAGAACCCAGAGAAAATAGGAGAAGGTATAGAAGATTATGTCACATTCCTCGAAGAAAATAAATGCGATATCATTGGTGTACCCACGGGATTCTCTAGATACGACCAAGCCATTGGGGGTGGTCTTAGAAGAAAATGCGTTGACCTTGTATCTGCAAGACCCAAGGTTGGTAAATCAGTATTCGCTGATAATGTTGCCCTTAACGTATCTTCCACCGGAGTACCCGTCCTAGTACTAGATACTGAAATGTCTAAGGAAGATCATTTAAATAGAATCATAGCAAATATTAGCGGTATTCCTATTAACGAAATTGCTACAGGACAGTTCGTGGATGACCCAGACAAAGCTGAAAAAGTCAGAGAAGCAGTTAGTCAAATAGAGTCTATACCATATAGCTATATTAGTGTAGCTGGTAAACCTTTTGAGAATATAATGAACCTTATACGTAGATGGATAGTCCAAGAGGTAAAAACAGATGAGTCTGGTAAAACAAATGACTGTGTAATAATTTATGATTATCTTAAACTTATGTCCTCTTCATCTATTACAAATAACATACAAGAATATCAAGCACTAGGGTTTCAAATTACATCACTGCATAACCTGTGCGTCAAGCTAGATATACCATGTTTATCTTTCGTTCAATTAAATCGTGACGGTATAACAAAAGAAAGCACTGATGCGGTAAGTGGATCTGACAGGCTAGTATGGCTATGTACATCTTTCAGTATATTTAAAGCAAAGTCAGCAGAAGAAATAGCGGAAGATGGTCCAAACGCTGGCAATAGAAAGCTAGTACCAATTGTTTCAAGACACGGCGCTGGTCTTGATGATGGAGATTATATTAATATGCAGATGCAAGGTGCTTACGCAAAACTACTAGAACTTAGGACTAGAAACGAATTCAAGAACGCTCCAGTAGGTGATACCGGATTAGTTTCAGACATGGATAAAATAAAAAATGAACTTGAAGAAACTGAAGAAGAACCTAAACAATAATATTGAAAAAGTTCTTGAGAAGCTGGGCGTAGAATATGAGTCTTTTAGTGACAATATATATTCAGTATGTCCATGTCATGAAAATAGTGATAACCCAAGAGCCTTTTCCTATTCTATTGAAAAAGGTATATGGAAGTGTTGGACGCGAGATTGTCAAAACGAATTTAATAACGATGTGTTTGGATTAATAAAAGGAGCCTTGTCTCAAAAGTCGGGTACTGATCTTGAGTTTACAGATGTATTAAAATGGATATGTAAAGAGTTTAATATAGACAAACAACAGTACAATCAATCTATAGACCCTATAGAAAAAGAAGATGACTTTTCTAATCTGATAAAATCCATATCTAAGCGAGCAACTAAAAACTTTACTGACAAAATTATAGATAACCCATACGAATTTGAAACACCTTCTGAATACTTTCTATCTAGAGGCTTTAAAAAATCTACTTTAAAATATTTTGGCGTGGGAGATTGTTATGATACAGGTATAATGAAAGAGAGGTCTATTATACCCATACATAATGATACTGGAGAGAAGCTTGTGGGCATGATAGGCAGGACCATTAAAGAATATAGAATGCCTAAGTTTCTAATATATCCATCTGGATTTAACAAACGTTACTATTTTTATAATTATCATAGAGCGATAGAGAAAGCGAAAGAAACAAATTGTTTGTACATAGTCGAAGGACAGGGAGATGTATGGAAGCTACATGAAGCTGGCGTAAGAAACGCAGTTAGCATATTTGGGAAAAGTATATCCAAAGATCAAGAATCAAAAATAAAAAAGCTACCCATCACAAGGTTAATAATACTGATGGATAATGATCAGGCTGGAAGAGAAGCTAGAGTGCAAATGAAAAGACAGTTTGGGAGAATGTATAGGTTAACATTTCCCAAGCTAATTGATAAAGATGTGGGAGACATGTCAGTATACAAAATAAAAAAAGACATTTTGAGTAACCTTAAGGGGACATACTAATGACAATTATAGGTATAGCGGGTAGGAAACAAGCTGGAAAAAATACTGTTGCAAACTATATCAATGGGTCTATCCTAAAAGAGTTAGGCATGATATCAGATTTTGAAATAAGCAATAAAGGCCAGCTTGAAATAAAGACAGTAAACAGTGTGGGTAGTGAAGGCTGGGGAGTGTTCGATGTAACTAGGAAAGATGAAGATTTTTTAGAATATGCTGAAAATAATTTGTTTCCATACGTAAAAATATATCATTTTGCAGACCCTCTTAAAGCTATGGCTGTAGATTTATTTGATCTATCTCCTACTCAGGTGTACGGAACCGATGAGGACAAGAATACTTTCACGCCATACGTTGCGCAAGATACTGCGTTAAAAGATAAAAACGCTTTAGATAATATACATATGACAGCTAGAGAATTTTTACAATACTTTGGAACAGATGTCATGAGATCAATAAAGGACACTGTGTGGGTAGACTACACAATTAAGAAGATCAAACAAGAACAATCATCTGTAGCGATAATACCAGATGTAAGATTTCCTAACGAGGTTATGGCGATAAAAAACGCAGGAGGAATTGTAATTAGACTTGATAGGAACGTTTACAACGATCCTCATAAATGTGAATCCGCTTTAGATCCTACAAATTTTGATTGGTCTCTATTTGATCATGTAGTACAAAATAAAAATTCTTCTCTCACTGATTTATGTGAATCTCTAGAAAAGATAAAACACTTTTGGAGTAAACCATGATAGTAACATACATTAGATCTTCAAGCTATAATAATTACGCATACTGTGAAATGCAATATTTTATGACTTATGTGCTTGGTTATCAATCCAAAAGCGGTAAAAAGGCAGACATGGGAACGATGGTTCACAAGGTAATGGAAGTTTTAGCTGGACTAAAAAAATACGAGCAGGACAAACCCAAGGTCAAGTTTTTAAAGGTTGATGATGATGCTATTGGTAAATTTAAATGCAGAAAGGAAGAGCTACATACTGAAGAATTAGTAAATAAATTAATTGATTTAAGTATAGATTCTTATGAAAAAAATTCTCCACATAGTTTTAACGGTAAAGACAGGGGAGAGATAGCTACAACAGCGTGGTGTTTTCTCAATCACGGTGATGGTCAATTTGACCCAAGGTTGAGAAATATACATTATCCAGAACCTCACTTTGACATACCAATTGAAGAAGATTGGGCAAAGTTTGAGTACGAACTAGACGGAAAAAAAATTCAAGGACAACTGGCAATTAAAGGCACAATTGACCTTGTAACTAAAATTAACGATGATACAATAGAGGTAGTAGATTGGAAAACTGGCAGAAGAATGGATTGGGCTACAGGAGAAATCAAAGATTATAAGAAATTAGAAAATGATCCACAGCTACTACTTTACTATTATGCTATATCTAAGCTTTACCCTGAATTTCCTAACAGGATTATGAGTATATTCTTTTATAAAGACAAAGATGGCAATCCAGACCCATCTCCTTTTAGCTTATGTTTTTCTAAACAAGATGAAGGAAGGTTCTTAGGGATGCTCAAAGATAGGGTTCAAGAAATTAGGCAAAATATAGCCCCCAAGCCACTAGATACAACGAGAAAGCACTGGAAATGTAAGAATTTGTGTCATTTTTGCAAGACTAAGTGGGGTGATACAGACGACAATATGTGTATTTATATAGAGAAGCACTTAAAAGAACATGGAATGGACAAAACTATTGCAGATTGCAGTAGAGAAGGATTTGACATAGGATTTTACGAGGCTCCCGGCTAATATGGAAAAACTATTAACTATAGGAATGTGTACATACGACGATATAAATGGAGTGTATTTCTCCCTACAGTCTCTTAGATTGCACCACCCTCTGGTGCAGGATGAAAGAGTAGAATTAATAGTAGTAGATAATAATCCAGATGGAAGCCACGGAGCAGCACTGAAGAAGTGGATTAATGGCTGGTGTAAGAAAAAAGTAAAATACATACCTTATACTGAAAAGAAATCAACGTCTGTTAGAAATTTAATTTTTGATAACGCAGAAGGAAAGTATTGCATAAGCATGGATTGTCACGTTTTGTTTCCAACGGGATCATTAGAAGCCCTGTTAGAATATTACAAAGACAAACCAGACTGCAAAGATTTAGTACAAGGACCATTAATGTATGACAATATTACAGGATACTCTACTCATTTTACTCCGGGCTGGGGTGGTGACATGTATGGGAAGTGGGGTAAGGATGTAAAGTCATACGAAAAAGGAGTTCCATTTGA